ATCTACAAGAGATGATGCCTCAACAACCGGCTGCTCCGGCCACACCACCCACTACTGGTAGCCCAACCAAACCCACACCTCCTGATCCTACCAAGCTCAAAGCAGCCCAGGACAAATTGGCCAAGGGACAAAAAATCACCCCTGAAGAGCAGGGCATGATCAATGTTGCCGCGGCCACACAGCAGGCCCAGACTGAATCAAAACTGCGCCGTGCTCTCCACACTCTCAAAGAAAGCGAAATCCAGCAAGCCCAGGTAGTGTTGGCTGCCCAAGACATGGTGGACAGCATGCAAGGCATGATCGAAGATGCCACAGAGATGCAGTATAAAGAGCTACCGGCCCTGGTGACTTCGATCCGCGACCAAGTGGGCATGGATCAGTCACAGCAGTTCAATACCGATGCCACCCAAGCCCTGGCTGGGTTGGTGCAATCGTTGCAGACTGCCAAACAACAGTTAGAAACCGCGCTGAGCGTGGTGACTGGCCAGGCCCAACCCGGTGCAGCCATGCCCGGTGCTGGTATGCCCGGTGCTGGTATGCCCGGTGCTGACTTGGCCGGCGCACCTGGTGCAGCCATGCCCGGTGCCGAAGCACCCGGAGCCATGCCCGGAGAAGAAATGCCCGCTGAACCCGAAGTTCCTGCCGGAACTGCTGGTGCACTGGGCCGTGAGCGACGCTGATGCGCGTAGTCGAAGTGGCTGCCCCGACCATAGCCAACGTAGGCCGTTTGGTCGGGCTGGTGGATTTTCTTGCTGGTCGTTCCGAAGATACCGCGGCCCAAAAACGCATCAGCAAGCAATCGCTGATCCAGACTGCACAGCGTTTGGGTATCAACCTCACCCAATCCAATCTCAGCGATGTGTTGCAGCAAGACCCCTTGGTCAATTTATTCGAGCCCGAAGACCCTCAATCCAAATTCTTGGTCTACAAAGGTGGCGATCAAGCACCGGCGGGCATGCCCGTGGATCGTGCCCAGGACATCGTGGCCGGCATGGCCAATCGCGCCAATCCTCTGGGTTGAAATAGCCATTTAGGTAGATCTGTCTCAGGCGATATCATATAATAGTCGCATGATAACGTTTACCCCAGCTGCTCAACGACGCATACAAGACATACTATCACGTGAAGAGCCGGGTCTCTGCCTCCGCATCTTTGTGGAAGGGGGAGGCTGCAACGGACTCAACTATGGTTTTACCTTGACCAATCAAACCGAGGATGATGACACTGTGATTGAATTGGACTCGGTGCGAGCCTTGATAGATCCCATGAGTCTGCAATACATGCAAGGCAGCGAAGTGGATTTCGCGGAAAATCTTTCCGGCGCCAACTTCGTGATCCGAAATCCCAATGCCACCAGCAAATGCGGTTGCGGAAGTAGTTTCGCTGTATGAATGATTGGCACCAGAGGTTCCTTGACCTGGCCCAGCACATAGCCGGCTGGAGCAAAGACCCCAGCACCAAAGTAGGCGCTGTGATAGTGGATGATCAGCGTCGCATCATCAGCACTGGATACAATGGATTCCCGCGTGGTGTCGAAGATTCCGACTTCCGGCTGCAACAGCGCGAGATCAAATACGAGATGATCGTACATGGCGAGATCAATGCCATAGTATTTGCCAATCAGAGTCTGCAGGGTGCCACGCTTTATACCTGGCCATTCATGCCTTGCAGCCGCTGTGCCGGTATAATCATACAGTCGGGCATACGTCGTGTGGTGGCACCCCACTGTGAAAATCCACGCTGGACCGCGAGCTTTGACCTCACGCAACGCATGTTCCTGGAATCCGGTGTTGAGCTCATTGTCATGGGTGTACCAGATGTACGTTAAAAAGTTCAACTATCAACCCATGCCCCGGGTCATGGTCGAAGGCAAGCGATTTTATGCCACAGCCGACGGACAACGACTGCCCAGCGTGACCACTATCCTGGACAAAACCAAGACCGAAGAATCCAAAAAAGCTCTCGCTGATTGGCGCAAGCGAGTGGGCGTGGCACGTGCGCAGCAGATTACCACCGAAGCTGCCAATCGTGGTACCCGCATGCATACCTATCTCGAAAGGTACATCCGCAACGGTGAGCTGGAACCGCGTCCCAGCAATCCCTTTGCCTGGCCCAGTCATGCCATGGCCCAGGTGGTCATACGTGATGGGCTCAAGAACGTATCCGAAGTCTGGGGCGTAGAAGTACCTTTGTATTTCCCCGGGGTCTATGCGGGCACCACAGATGGTGCCGGGTTACATCTCAACGAATCTGCCATACTGGATTACAAGCAAACCAACAAGCCCAAAAAGCGTGAGTGGATCGATGATTATTTCATGCAGCTAGCGGCCTATGCCGAAGCCCACAACGAAGTCTATGGCACAGATATACGCAAGGGCGTGGTTTTGATGTGTGTGCGGCCCAAGCTAGACGAGCAAAACAACATCATCGCCCCGCCGGAATACCAGGAATTTCGCTTGGAAGGCGCAGAATATGAAAAATATCGCCAGGCCTGGTGGCACCGCGTGGAGCAATACTATCTGCTAAATATGTGATACCTTAAAGGATATCACTGTGGCAATAGTACAAATCTCTCGCGTAACGCAGCGCAAAGGGCTGCAAGAAGATCTCCCGCAACCACTGGCCAGCGCCGAATTGGGTTGGTCCACGGATCAACGCCGTTTGTTCATAGGCAACGGCACCGTGGAAGAAGGTGCCCCGATCGTGGGCAACACCGAAATCCTCACAGAGTTTTCGGATCTGCTGGCATTCAACAGTGGTTATACCTACAAGGGCTCGGCCGCGGGCTATGTGGCCCAGACCGGACCCACTCCAGGCACACCCATCACACAAAGCCTGCAAAACCGCCTGGATAGTTTTGTGGTGGTCACGGACTTTGGTGCCCAGGGCGATGGTGTCACCGACGATACCTCGGCCATCAATCGTGCCCTGAACCAGCTCTATTGCGTCCAGGTCAATCCCCAGATACGGCGTGGATTGTATTTCCCAGCTGGCGTTTACAAAATCACTGACACGATCCTGATACCTCCCTATGCGCGCCTGTATGGTGATGGTGCTGAGTCCAGCATACTGCAATTCCAAGTTGATTACTGGGTATCGGGCACAGCCTATCCGCAAAACATCCTGGTCAAGAATCTCGTGGGCAGTGTACTCACATATTATCGAGCCTTGGTAGATGTACCGGCATTGCTGAATGGTTCTCCGATATTGTTGTCTGATACCAATTATTGGCAATCAACGGCATTGCCTGACTATGCCTTCAACACTGCCGATAGTCAACAACAGACCGGAAGCAATATTGGACTCAATGGTGCAGTGACCCCGCAGCATATCGACATCCAAGGCCTGGGCATGGCCACCCTGGAATACCTTGAAGGTGCATCGTTGGGTCACAATCTTTTACTATTGGATCGTGTGTCCAACAGTGAGTTCAATCGTGTGAGTTTTTATGGTCCGCTGGAACAGATCTCTCTCAACAACGACGATGAAGAACTGTGTTTGATCTCCGCGGATAGTACTTCTAGTCTACCCGTGAGTTCCATAGCGTTTGATCAATGCGTATTCCGCAATGCCACCTATGCGGTCAATACCGATAATCTCACAGCCGGCATAACGATCAGCAACGGCACATTTGACACCCTATATCAAGGCGTGGTACTGGGCAGCGCCAGCCCGGTCAATGGCGGCCCCAGCGGCGTCAGGATCATGCACAACACCTTTGACAACATCTATGAGGAAGGTGTGGTCATAAATTCCTGTGGTCTCAACGCCACAGGTTACAACACCTTCTATGATGTAGGCAATCACTTTAACGGGGTCACCAATCCAGCAGCGTCTATCATCACGATCAATGCCGATGACAACATCAGTGTGGGTGATCTGTTCCAGCGCAGCAACGCCTATGCCACCACATACCCACGCATACAGCTCTACGATATCACAACCAGCACAGTACCAGTCAGCATCGCATTGACCAATGGCAAGAGCATCCAGATGGGATCATATCAACGGCAATCTGGACAGCAGACAGCCATAGTCGATGGTGCTGCTAATCAACCCATAATCACTGTGGATTCTGATCAACCGGTCAGCGCCGGTGGCTATACCAGTTTCACCATGAACTACACTATCTATCGTGACACCCCGGCCACTCACGGTGTCAGGACCGGCACTTTGATGGTGTGCGGTAGTCCCGGCAGCGACAGTGCCGGTGAAGTTATCGTCTACACCGATGACTACAACGAAAATGAAAACATCGATGTGACCCTGACTGTGAGTGAAAATGGCAGTGACATGATCACGGTATCATACACAGCAGCCAGCACCGGCTACAACGGTGTGATATACTACAGCCTCTCATCAGTGGGTTAATTTGGTCAAAGATTACCAGCAGAAGCTAGCGGCTTGGGCACGTCTCCGGGACCGCCATGAGTCCACAGAACAGTGTTTGCGTGATATCAATGCCTGGTGGTTCCGTTATCCCTGGACCGCCTATCTCCTGCACTGGGATGATCGCGAACAATGGCCAGATCCCTGGCAATTATTGGAAGAACCACGCCTTTGCGACCTTGCTCGCGGGCTGGGAATCTTATATACTGTAGCCATGCTTGACTGTGTGGAACTGGCAGATTCTGTGTTGACCGAGGGCCAAGACAACAATTTAGTCCTGGTGTCTAAGGGAAAATACATATTGAATTGGTGCCCGGATCAGATAGTAAATATCAACCCATGCGTAACAAAAAATCCCCGACACCAGTTCACACTGGTACAAGCACAGCAACGAATTAGATAGGAAAAAATGAAAAGTATCACTGTAATCAAACGCAACGGACAGCGTGAGCCACTGTCCTTGGAAAAATGGCAAGGGCAGATCGCCAAGGTCTGCCGGGGCATCGCAGACGTCAGCCAGAGCATGGTTGAGATCAAGGCCCAACTGCACTTTTACGATGGCATCACCACCGAGGAAATCGATGGTATCACGCTGCGAGCCATAGTAGATCTCATAGACGTGGAAACCAACCCGGACGTGGGACATACCAATTATCAATACGTGGCCGGTAAACAACGTCTCAGTATGCTGCGCAAAGATGTCTATGGACAATACGAACCACCGCCCCTGTACGATATCGTTCGACGCAACGTCGAAGTAGGACTGTATACAGCGGATCTCCTGACATGGTACAGCCCCGAAGAGTGGGCCCGCATGGATGACATCATAGACCATGAAAAAGACGAGGCCTATGGTTATGCTGCCATCGAGCAACTGATTGAAAAGTATCTGGTTCGGAACCGCGCCACCAAAGAGATCTACGAAACTCCCCAGGTCCGCTACATGATAGCTGCGGCCACGGTCATGAATGCCGAGGAACCCGGCACCACACGCATGAAGCTGATCAAGGAGTACTACAATGCTGCTTCAGATGGACTCTTTACTCTTGCTACTCCAGTGTTGGCTGGGTTGGGTACTCCTACTAAACAATTCAGTTCTTGCGTTCTTATCCGCAGTGACGACGACCTTGATAGCATATTTGCTTCGGGCGAAATGATGGCCAAGTATGCCAGCAAACGCGCCGGCATCGGACTGGAAGTGGGCCGTTTGCGTCCCTTGGGCGCACCCATACGTGGTGGTGAGATCATGCACACCGGCATGGTGCCATTCCTGAAAAAGTGGTTTGGAGATCTGCGAAGCTGCTCACAGGGAGGTATACGCAATGCATCGGCCACGGTGTTCTATCCTATCTGGCATCATCAATTTGACGATCTCATCGTTCTCAAGAACAATCAGGGAACCGAAGAAACCCGGGTGCGTCATATGGATTATGGCGTCGTGCTCAGTGCTTTCTTTTGGCGCCGATTCCGCAACCGAGAAAACATAACATTCTTTGATCCCAATGAAGTACCAGATCTCTACGAGGCTTTTTATCGTGATACCAAACGGTTCGAAGAGCTCTATGTCAAGTACGAGAAAAAACGAGATCTGCGCCGGAAAGTCATGAGCGCCGAGGAAGTATTCAAAAGCGGCATACTCAAGGAACGCACCGATACCGGTCGCATTTACCTGGTGTTCATCGACAATGTCATGAACCAGGGTCCGTTTGATCCCGAGTATCACACCATCTATCAGAGCAACCTTTGCTGTGAAATCCTCTTACCTACACGACCTTTCAAAAGACTGGACGATCCGCAGGGCCGGATCGCTCTTTGCACCCTGGGGTCGATTAACTGGGGTGCCTTCCGCAATCCTGAAGACATGCGCCGCGCTTGCCGGGTGTTGCATCGTAGCCTATGTAATATTCTGGGCTATCAGGACTTTCTAAGCGTCCAGAGCCGACTCAGCAATGACGAGATTTCTCCCCTGGGCATCGGTGTCACTAACTTGGCCTACTGGCATGCCAAGCGTAATCTTAAATATGGTGAATCCGATGCCCTGGCCGAAGTCAAGACGTGGATGGAACACCAGGCCTACTATCTCACCGAAGCCACTGTGGAACTGGCCCAGGAACGTGGACCTTGCCTGGACTGGCAAAAAACACGCTATGGACGAGGAGAATTCCCCTGGGAACGCAGAGCTGCCGGAGCCAACGAACTCACGGATTTCTCACCTGAACTGGACTGGGAAAAACTACGCGCTCAAATGAAACAGCATGGTGTGCGCAATGCCACATTGATGGCCA